CAGAAGAATACGATGGCTCATCTTGGACAGCTGGTGGAAACTTAGCAACACCTAGATTTATGTTAGGTGGCGGAGGAACGCAAACAGCAGGGATAGCTTTTGGTGGTAATACAAACCCACCTCCAGGACACACAAACGCAACCGAAGAATATGGTGGCACAAGCTGGACAAGCGGTGGAAATTTAGGAACAGCAAGGCATCTATTATCAGGAGCAGGTTCTCAAGATGCAGCGATAGCAATCGGAGGAAATGATGGAAGTGAAACTGCAGCATGTGAATTATATGACGGAAGTTCTTGGACAGCGACTGCAAGTTTAAGCTCGACAGCATCTTATGCAGCAGCTAGTGGATCAACAAATGAACAAGCTTTAAATATGGGTGGTAACGCTTATAAAACTGCCACAGAGGAATTTAGCAACTTTGCAGAACCAAATGTTTTTAGAAATATTGGAGATACTTTTTACAATACCACAGAAAAAAAATTTAAATTTGTAGCTGAAGGAGCTCAGTCTTGGGCAACGGGAGGAAGTTTATCAGATGCTAGATATGGATTCTGGGCAAGTTTTGGTTTACAAACTGCAGCAGTAGCTTGTGGTGGTGCTGACTCACCAAATGAATTTTTTGCTACTACGGAAGAATACAATGGAACTTCGTGGGGATCCGGGGGTAATATACCAACCGCTTTAGGAAGTGGTGGTTCACTTGGAACATTAACAGCAGGCTTTGGAGCTGGAGCCTATAGATTTAGTCCAGCAGCTAGAATATCAGACAGTTATGAATACGATGGGTCTTCTTGGACAAGTGGAGGAGGTTTATCCACTCAAAGAATCAACAGTGCAGGATTTGGAACACAAACAGCTGGAGCTATTTCTGGTGGATCAAATCCAAGTAATACTATTGTTGGAAATACAGAAGAGTATGATGGCTCTTCTTTTAGCAGTGGTGGGGCTTTAGCAACATCGGTTAGAAATATGGGTTCAGCTGGAACACAAACAGCTGGTATAATTTTCGGTGGAACGACTGGATCAGTTTCTGGCGTAACACAAACTTATGACGGGTCTTCTTTTTCAACTAACCCAGCGACTATGAATGCAGCAAGAAATAGTGTAAAAAGTGGACTTAACGGAAGTCAAACTTCTACTGTAGCTTTTGGTGGTAACACTGGATCACAATCAAATGCCACAGAGGATTGGGATGGAACAACATGGACAACTTCAACAGCTCTACCTGCGACTGTACAAAGTCACGGTGGCGCTGGAACAGGAGCATCAGCTTTGTCTTTTGGAGGAACGACCCCTGATAGAGCGGACACTTATGAATATACTTTTGCTGGAACAGCAGCGATAGAAACGGTAACAACGAGTTAATATGGCAACATACAAAGAAATAAGAGGAACAAACATTACAGCGGTAGACTCTGATCCTGATACTGCATTAGGTAAAGTTTTTTACAATAATAGTGGTAGAGTTTTAAAAGGATTTCGTTTGTCTTCCGATGCTTTTGCGAATGGAGGAAATTTAGGAACAGGAAGATATTCAAGAGCTACGTTTGGAATTCAAACAAGTGCAGTGTTTGCAGGGGGATCTCCTCCATCCACAACACAAGGATCAGAACACTATGACGGATCTTCGTGGACTGCAGGCGGAAATATGAACACTTCAAGAAGAAATGCAGCTGGTTGTGGAGTTTTAACTGCAGGGTTGGCTTTTGGTGGAGCTGAAGGTAATCCTATAACAGCTGCTGTTGAAGAATATAATGGATCGTCTTGGACAAGTGTAACTAGCATGCCTACCCAAACAAGGGGACAAATGGGGGCAGGAACACAAACCGCAGCTTTTGCTTGTGGTGGTGCTAACAATCCTAGTTCTGCTCCTCCTGGTGCTTCTGTGGATACCACATATGAATACGATGGTACAAACTGGACAAGTGGTGGAGATATGGGTCATGGAAGAAATGACGGACAAGGTTGTGGAACGTTAACGGCAGGTTTAGCTGTTGGTGGTAGATCAAACCTACCTCCTTATCCAGCTATTCCAGCAGCAGACACAGTTGAAGAGTACAATGGAACTTCATGGACAGCTGGTGGAGCTTATCCAACAGCGATGAACGCAATAGGAAACGCTGGACTACAAACAGCTGCTATTATTTGTGGTGGAAATACAGGCGGAAATATAGGTGCATCAAATACATATGATGGATCTACTTTTAGTTCATCAGCAACTTTAAATACAGCTAGAGGTTATTTATCAGGATGTGGAACTCAAGCTGCGGGTTTATTTTCAGGGGGTGGTGTTCCACCTTATCAACAAACTGAAGAATATACGCTTGGATCAGTCGGAGTGGTAACTATTGATACTGATTAGTATTTGACTTTTATTTTATAAAAGATATAAAGAAATTAGAAATGAATAAAGAATATAGCAATATTAAACCTTTGATTGAAAAAGAAGAAGACCATCTTCATAATATTTTGCCACAAGAGGACGTGACAGAATTTAAAAATATGGTGGGTGAACTTAGAGACACTTGGACTAAAAAACAAATTTTTAGAACAGAGACGGAAGCTAGAATATCAGTATTACAAGATTTAAAATATCCAACAAAAGCAGCAAAGTATTGGCAATGTGTTAGAGAACAAAACGTTTTTTTAGAAAATTTAATGTCTTTGTCTTTTGACTATAGAAGGAATGCAGCTAAAATAAAAAGACTTGAAAAGAAAGTAGAAGAAGAAAAGAATGAATATAAAAAAGAATTGTATCAAATTGACCTTGATGAAAAAAGATATAACCAAGCTTCCGCAGAGTTGGTAGCTAGAGATAGAATGAGAGAATTAAAAATGTGGTCTAAACTTAAAAAAGAATTTAACGATGGCAGCTTTGATACTAAAAATGTTAATACACACCAGTTAGAATCTTATGCTAAAATTATGCATAATAAATCTAAAACACTTACGGAAGGATCATCACAACCTGAAGTATTTAATGTAATAGGTCAACTGGAAACAATTAAAAGAGTAAAGAAAGATGGAGAGCTGGAGCACAAACCTAAAAAAACAATTTCAAACAAAGAAACTTTTTACAAAAGACCAGAGTAAGAAAATATTTTTTCTTATGGCCATGCCAAGGTCAGGTAATACTTTGTTTGCTTCTATAATTAATCAAAACCCTAAAGTAGCATGCACCGCTAATTCAATAACATTAGAGGTTATAAAAGATTTATTTTTATTAAAACGAACTGATGTGTTTAAAAATTACCCAGACCATAAATCTTTAGACAATGTTATAAGTTCTGTATACTACAATTATTATAAAGATTGGCCACAAGATACGATTATTGACAGAGGGCCTGCTATGACCACTGGTAATTTATCATTACTTAAAAAACATTTAGGCCAACCTGTTAAATGTATTGTTATTTGGAGAGATTTATTAGACGTTCTTGCTTCTTTTATTAAATGGTTTGAAAATGAACCTACAGCTTACCCTAATCAATATGGTAAAAATAACATTGAAGAAAAATTATGGTTGTTAATGAATGATGAAGGTTCAATCGCTAAAGAATTAAAAGCTATAGAACACGCAATGAAACCTGAAAATCAAAAAAATTGTTTTTTTATTCGATATGAAGATCTAGTCACACAACCTGAAAAAATAATAAAAGCTCTTTATGGTTTTTTAGAACTAGATTATTATCCACATCGCTATCATTCGTTAGATCAATTTAGTTTAAATGGTATAGCTTACGATGATAATGTTCTTGGTAAAAATTTACACACAATAAAAACTAAAGAATTAAAATTAGAGGAAAACCCCTACAAAAAAATGATACCTCAAAGTATTATTAAAGAATACGGACATATAAAACTATGAGAATATTAGTATTTGGTTTACCGGGATCTGGAAAGACAACATTTGCTAGGCAGTTGTCCGCCGGGCACGCTTATTTTAATGCAGACGAAGTTAGAAAAATGTTTAATGATTGGGATTTTTCTGAAGAGGGTAGAACAAGACAAGCTCAACGGATGGGGTGTTTATCCTCCCTTGCAGAGGGCCATGCGATTGTAGATTTTATTTGCCCGTTTGATGTAGACCGTCAAGAGTACGATGTTAGAGTTTGGATGAATACAATTAATAAAGGTAGATTTGATGACACTAATAAAATGTTTGAGAAACCAACGCATTGCCATTTTGAAATTAAAAACTTTGATTATCAAAACGTGATAAAGGAGATTCGTGATAAACTATAATAAACCCACAGCTCAAATGCTGGGAAGATATCAACCTTTTCATGATGGGCATTTTGAATTGTTTAAAAAAATATTAGAAAAAACAGGACAGGTTGTAATTATGGTTCGATCTTGCACAGGTGAAAAAAACCCATATCCATTTAAAACTGTAAAGAGAAAGATTGATAAAAAACTAAGGCCTTATCGTGGCAAGTATACAGTGATGAGAGTTCCAAATATTACAAACATATGTTATGGTAGAGATGTTGGATATGCGATAGAAAAGATATCTTTATCGGAAAAGATAGAATCTATATCCGCAACAGAAATTAGGAAGAAAAATGAAGTATAAATTTATCTGGTTGGGACAATCTGTTTTAAAACTTGAAACACCTTTAGATATTTTTAATGCTATTAATCAAGTTTACGAAAAAAATTTTAATAAATTACATAAAGCTAACAAACAATTAGTGGGTAAGATTGAAAATGAACATTCATTATTTTATGATGGAGTTGAAAGTGATAAGATGACCAAACACAATACGTTGCCTAAAAATGTGTTAGATTGGTTTAGATCTGCTTACGAGTTTTATTTAAAGGTAAATCACGTAACGGACTATCGATTAAAAGTTACTTCGATATGGGTTAATGAAATGAAAGATAATGAGTATAACCCCATTCATGTGCATCAAGGAGATTTGTTTACAGGCCTATCTTCTGTTATGATTTTAACCTTACCCTCACACTATGGAAAAGAATACTCTTCTGAACATAGTCCTATGAATGGTGCGTTACAAATAATGGGTAACACTAATGGACAGTTTGCTTCTGTAGATTATACACCCGAAGTAAACATTAGAGATTTTTATGTCTTCCCATATGATGTGCGCCACTGCGTATATCCATTTAACTCTACTAATCAAACAAGAAGAACTTTAGCTGCAAACTGTGATGTTAATTACGATCCAGTCAAACATAGAGGTACACATGATTAAAAAAGAACCTTACTGGAAATCATATATTGTTCAAACAACCACGCCTATTTTTACACCGGAACAATGTAATATTATATCTAAAGTCGGAAGATCTTTACCGCCTATTCAAGCGGAAGTTGGTGGCGTGCACCAAGGAGCTGTTGATACTAAAACAAGAATATCACATATCAGTTGGATTCCTTTTGATAATATTGATGCAAAACCTATGTACGAAAAACTTGAAGAAGCTATGTATATGACAAACAAAAGACATTTTGGTTTTGAGAATATGGAAATAAACGAACAAGCTCAGTACACAGAATACCCTGAAGGTGGTTTTTATAATTGGCATATGGACTTAGATACTAATATGTCTAAAGAACCTCCTGTTAGAAAAATATCAATGACTTTGGTTTTATCACCTGAACATGAATTTGATGGAGGAGGTTTAGAGATATTAAAACCTGGTAATATTTTAAAACCTAAACAAGGTCATGCTATATTTTTCGCTAGTTTTGTAAACCATAGGGTTACTCCAATAACAAGAGGAATAAGAAAATCATTAGTCATGTGGTTTGGAGGAGAGCCGTTTAAATGATTAAAGCAGCCTTCTTTCCAACTTTTATTTATGTGAAAGATTTAAAATTAGACACCAAACTTTTTGAAAGAGAAATTATGGAATGGTCTCAGAAAGATCCAGGTATACAAAAAACTAACGTCCGGGGTTGGCATAGTCAAACTAATATGCATACCATACCCGTGTTTAAACCTCTTGTGGATGAGTTATATCAAATGCAACGTGAGATTCATAATGAAGAGCTCATAGATGGAGTACCTCATTTAGGAAACATGTGGGCTAATGTAAATTACAAAGACAGTTTCAATAGAGCTCATGTCCATGCGAATAGTTTTTTTAGTGGTGCCTATTATGTTAAAGTTCCTAAAAATTCTGGACAAATAAAATTTAGTGATCCTCGAAGTGGACCAAAATATATTTTTCCAAATAGAAAAAAAGGGCCTTTGCCTGAACATTTATGGACTGAAGTTCACGTACAACCTGTTGAAAACAGAGTCATTATGTTTCCAGCATGGTTAGAACATTTAGTTGACCTTAACCAATCAAATGATACAAGAATATCAGTAAGTTTTAATTTTACACTACATGGACTCTTTTAAATATAAAGTTATAAAAAAAGCAGTATCCTACGAATTAGCAAACTTTTGTTATAATTATTTTTTACTAAAAAGAGATGCTGTTTCTTTCATGTATAAAAATAATATAACAGCTCAAAGTCCCATACTCGGCACATGGGAAGATGTGCAAGTCCCCGGGTCATATTCTATATACGCTGATTTTGTCATGGAGACCCTTTTAATGAAAGTATTGCCAGTAATGAAAGAAAAAACAGGAATGGATCTTATTCCAACTTACTCTTATGCCAGAGTTTATCAAACTGGTGCTGAACTAAAAAGACATAAGGATAGACCTAGTTGTGAAATATCTACGACATTAAACCTAGGTGGAGATCCATGGCCCATATTTATTGATCCTACGGGGTCTAACAACGTCATAGATGAGTATAAGAATATACATAAGCCCGGAGCCCCTCCAGGCGTTGAAATCACGTTAGAACCGGGAGATATGTTAATGTACTCTGGATGTAAGCTAGAACACTGGAGAAAGCCTTTTCAAGGTAAATTATGTGGTCAAGTATTCTTGCACTATAATCATGCAGATGGACCGTTTGCAAAGTCTAATTTGTATGATAAAAGACCTATGTTGGGTATTCCCAAATAACGTTGAATATCAACGCAATCTAATATAATCTGGAGTTCTATGTTACAGAAGGTATCTTTTTTACCAGGAATAAATAAACAGGTCACACCTACAGGTGGAGAGGCGCAGTGGGTGGACTGTGATAATGTTCGTTTTAGGTATCAGCTTCCTGAGAAGATAGGAGGTTGGAAACAGCTAGGTGCGGATAACGTAACAGGTGCGGCTAGAGGATTACACCAGTTTACTAATAGTGCTGGTCAAAAGTTTTCAATTATAGGAACTAATAGAATTTTATACGCATACTCAGGTGGTGTATTTTACGATATACACCCGATTAAATCCACTACAACACTCACTAATGCTTTTAGCACAACGAATGGATCTGCCTCGGTTACCATAAACTTTTCAGGTGACCATGGTATTCAAGCAGGAGACATAGTTTTATTAGATAATTTTTCAACAATCACAGACTCAGATTTTGCAGCCGCTAATTTTGATGACATAAGATTTATGGTCACAACGGTTCCTGCATCTAACACCATTACTATTACGATGCCGTCTAATGAATCAGGGTCCGGGGCAACACAGTCTGGTGGTATTAGAGTTAGACATTATTATCATGTAGGTCCTGATGTACAGGCACAAGGTTTTGGTTGGTCAC